GGGAAAGAGCCATACCTCTCATTGGCTAGATCTTTGTTAACCAAGGGAATAGTCCCTCAACCTTTGCTCGATCATTTCGGTGATTTTTCATCCCGAAAGATGGCTCAGGTTTTCCAAGAGTATAATACTCATGGAAAGGACCTCTCCTACGGAAAGATTTCTTTCCTTCAGGAAGGTGGTTGCAAGTCTAGAGTCGTCTGTCAACCTAATGCTTGGATTCAATTCTACATGAAACCAATGCATAATTCGTTGATGAAAACGATTTTCCAAATTGAGGAAGAATCCATCTCTTCTGGTAAATTACACGGTCAATCTTGTGTAATTGATCAGAACCGAGGTGGTTGGGTTCTAAGAGAAGCTAAACAGTTAGGAAAGGAGGTATTTTGTTATGACCTTTCTTCCGCAACTGATAGATTCCCTTTAGATCTCCAACAAAGAGTTCTCATAGGTCTCGACTTAGATGTCTTTGCTTCATCCCTTAAAATTTTGAAGGGTCCTTACGATGTGAATCCTAAGGTAACAGGTTTAAAATCTGTTAATGAACAATGGACATATGAAGCCGGGCAACCGATGGGTCTCTATGGTTCTTTTCCTCTCTTCCATTTGACTCATCTAGCTGTCCTGGAATGCGAGAGTAGACGATTAAATCTTCAAGGAAACAAGAATTATTGTGTCCTTGGTGACGATGTCATCATCACTGATCGCAATCTTGCTAACCGGTATTTATCCGTAATGGAAGCATTTAATGTTCCCATTAGTAAGGATAAATCATTTGTTGGCGAGGTAAGTGAATTCGCTGGTTTCCTTGCAATTAAAGGGAAATCAACAGGATATCACATTTTCAGGCCTTTCAAATGGGGTAATGGTTTCGCTGTTGATGAAAAGGAGAAGAACTTCATGTCTAACATGGGTTCCCCTACATTAAGTTTAGGTTCTTGGTGGAAGAAAAGTTTTGAGATTTATTCCCAAACTATTCCCTACCGAGATTTAGACTTAACACCCTTGGTTATCAACCCCGAAGCACCTGGTCCTAATAATAAATTGGGATCTAGGTGGTTTAATGCTATTCTTAGTAGGGCTATTGAAGATCTTCGTATGTCTGAAGATCCTTTAATATTCCATCTTAAGAATACATGGCAACGCGATTCTTCCTTTCTTCTTAAAGATGAAAGGGGGATTAACGATGTCTTCGATCCACGTCAATACTTGCGTGAGGACAGAAAAAGGAAGAAATACTTCTCTTTTACTGGTGACCCATTGATCAAGCAATTGATTAGTGAATCTAAGAATGCGGCCCTTTGTAAGAGTCCTTTAGCTCCTACAACAGAAATTGGCCTAGTTCGACTTCACAAACGGTGAGCTCTGTAGTCTTAG